AAATTAGGATCGTTCTCAGCAGTATTTGCTATTTCATCAAATATTAAATCTTGTGCTAATGAATCAACTTCATACCATTTATTGCCGTCTGAATCAATTACAGAAATAATTTCTAATACACCTTTTTGTTCTAATGTAATTCTTTCATAGGCCTTTGCATCTGTAAATACAAATTTTTCTGTGGTGATTGTACCACTGACAGCCCTTACTGATTTTTTTAAAAGAAACTTTGTAGGCGAACTATCATTAACCTCATAAATTTCAACTGTTGTTGGATCTAGAGAGCTTGAAAAATTAAAAGTAATTTGATCTAGAGTTCTAAAAGTTTTAGCAAATTGTGCTGATTCTACAAGACTTCCTGCATTGATTGTGTATGCATAATCATAATTTGGTTTTGCATTATCACCTATACCAGTAGCAGGCACTGTTTGCCAAAATTCTAATTTTGCTGTTGACGGTGTGGAAATAGTAGGCTTATATCCATATGATTGTGCAATATCAAAGATTGTTTTCTTCTCTTCAGCATAAACAAGAAGTGATTCTCTAAATTGTTCATCAACATAAAAAGATAATACATCTCCAACGTAAGATGCCATTTCAATAAACATCATTCCCGGAGATGATTCATTAAAATCAGCATATGAGTTTGGAAAATAATCCTTAGCATAATTTACTAAGTCTTCTTTAAAATTAACAAAATTTTTATTTAAGTAATTAACTTCCTTTGGCTGTATTTTTGTGCTTGCCATTTTATACTATGTTCCTTGCTAGTCTTAATGAAATTGAGTCTGTAGCATTACGTCTACCTTCAATTTCATAAGATAATGATATACTAAGATAATTTTTATCTTCCTGAGCATCAATAATTAAATTAATAATATGTACATGTGGTAACCATTCTTCTATTGAATCTTTAATGCTAGCTTCTAATTTTTTCTCCAGACCCGGATCAAAATTTTCAAATAATAAATTAAAAATCTCACTACCAAATTCTGGTTGTCCTAATCTTTCACCCTTAACAGTTAAAAGTAAATTTTTTAAATTTGTCTTTGTTTGCTCAAGAATACTTGTTGATGACGCAAAAAATCCATCTTTAGAATTTCTTATAGGAAATATAATTCCAATTTTAGAATCCGGATCATTATCTCTTTGTCTAACTGATGCAGTTCTTGGATTTTCTAGTGCCATTATTTAAGTTTACCTTTACCGCTGTTACTACTTAATTGCGTAGCCATTTCATTTGTAACTGGTAGAAATGAACCACCAAGCTGAGTCGCTCTTGCCCTTGTAGTTAAATATCTTTGACCTGAATTAGTAGTTACAATTCCAATTTGTAGGCTGTCCTCGATATTCTCTATTAGATTAAATCGTTCTTCAGGTGTCAACTCAGAATTTCCATAAGTATCTACACTAAATATTTCTTTTAAAGTTTCAACTAAGGGTGTAAAAGAATTTTGTTCCATCAATGGCACAGAAGATACTCCTCCGCCTCCGCCACCCATAACAACTTCAGCTCTTGATACATAATCATGAAAATCTTTAGCTTCTCTTTTAGCCTGATCAACATTCTGTTTCATTTCTTGAATCTTTGGCTTTGTCTTGAGAAACTTATTTTTAGCTGTGTGCTCGTTTTTTCTATTAGCTATGTTTCTTATGAGTCTATGAACTTCTAGTGCCATGCTTCTTCTCTATTGCTTTTACTACTTTTGCTGAATGACCACTCATTGCTTTTATCATAAAATCAGGCGTATTACCAGATGCTTGTGGTGTATTAGAAGTAGTGCTATCTAATACTGCTTGTTGTTCATAGAATTTCTCTGGTGAATCAATTGCACCTCCGCCCATAGTAGGATACGTTTCAAACTCTTCACCTGACGATATTCCACCTTGCGTCTCATTTAAAATTTTATTTAAAACTGGATCTTGGGCAAGCTGACGATTATCTGGTTCTGGACCAGTATAATGATCAGCCACATCAGCCTCTGATATTGTTGGTTCTTTCATTTCTTTAATGACAATATTAATTTGCTTGGCAACTTCTTTCTCTACCATTTCTTTTACTATTTTTTTAAGTGCCATTATTACGTTTGCTTTCATTTTGTGACCTCTTTGTTCCTTTATTATAATTAACTAAAATTTGAAGTTTTCATGTAATCATCTAACTCAGTCATACATTCACTTAAATCGAGAATTTGTGAGTCTAGCATTGCATCAATTTGATCTTCATTTAAGTCAGCATTATCGGATGTACCAATTCCACCTGATTCACCAACTGACCAATCTCCATCATTTGCATCTGAGGGTATTATTGCAGGTGCTGCTAGTAATGCTCCACCTGGGCCTATTGCATTACCACTTCCAAGTTCATCACCTGCATTTAGATCCATTCCTGGCGGAAAATAATCCATTCCCATATCATCAAATCCAAGCCCTGCATCTAAACTACTATCTAAATTTGGTTTTCCACCACCAGCTCCTGCTGCACCAACATCACCTAAGTCTCCTAATCTTCTATCAACATATACACCACCTAATTTTTCACATTCTTCCTCACTAAGGCCTGCAGCTTGACCTCTATTCATTGCACATTGTGCTATAATTTTTTGTAATAATGCAATTAATTGTGGCAATATTTTAGATGCGTCTGTCATACTTTTAACAGCCATTTCAATTAATGTGGGAATTCCCATAATAACTTGAAGTGCTAATAACAAAACTTGAACTGCCTTTAATGGAGCAAATAGCCACATTAAAAGTTTTATTGCCTTCTTTAATTTTTTAATTACCTTAGAAATTTTGGACATAATAGCATTAATTCTATTAATTGCTGCTACAACTTTTTCCATTATCTCTATAAGTTTGCTAACATCAGGTAACAACTCACAAGCCTTATCAGGATCTATTTCTACTAATGAAACTAAATTTTGTGTCTTTGCAATAAACTTGCCTGTGAGCATCATAAGTTCATTTATCTTTTTTTGTATTTCTACCCACCACGTCATATCAAGCCCAGGTAAATCTAATTCTAAATCTAAATCATCTAACATGTCTTCTAATCTAGATTGATCTTCTGGCGGTTTACCTGCTAGTTCTTGTAAGCTACAATATTCATCATCATTATCAGCAGCACCAGGAGAAACAACAGCACCGTCACCTGATACTTTTGCTCCAGCTGTTGCTGTGTATGGCGCATATTGCTCTTTTCCATTACTATCTATAGCCTTGCCATTAATAACAATGTCACCTTCTTTTAGCTCAGTTCCTGGAGCAAATACTCTAGCTTCTCCTCCAAAACCTTGATGAACAACATCAACCCCATCTTCATCTGCAGTAAATCCATCTTCTGTTACAAAATCACCGGGTCCTAATCTTGCACCCATAGGAAACATTTGATCCATACTTAAATCTATTCCGTATACCTGTGCTGCTACTTGATTTTTTGCTAATTCAGCATCTGATAAACCTGAAGAGTCTGATCCTACACCACCAGTTTTAGTTGCTGAACCCACAATGATTTGATCACCCATCAATAAACTTGAATTACCCTGAAGGTGTCTTTTAATTGTTGTTATATTTTTACAATCTAGTGACATTATAAACCACTTCTCGATTTTTTAGATACCTTAACATTTTTACTTAATATTCTATTTGCAATTTGTGGCTTTGCTGTTGATGCAGTCCATCCTTGTAATTGCGCACCTGCTGCCATCCCTTCGGGAATCGGAACTAAAGTACCAATATTTCCAAGCCCTTTTATTCCTGCAATTTTTGCTGCAAAACTATCTAATGTAGCAATTAACTCTCCAAGAAAGTTTACTAAATTTTCTCCTAATACTGCTGATTGCAAGTTACCTTCATCAACATCACCTAGTAATACTTTTTCACCAACAATATTTGTATTCAATTTCGAAACAATATTTGTTGTATTACCCGAGAACATATTGATCTGACCTGTATTTGTATTTTCTTTTGTATTAAAAACTAATCTATCAGAGTCTAAAATAATTGCAGGTGCACCAGCTGTCTTGACATCAGTAACTCCTTCAACTTTAGGTGAAACTGTGTATTTAATATCTTCACTTCGTGTTAAATAAAGTGATGCTTTATCAGTATCAATATCTTCTGTTCTTGGAGTTCCTGCTGCAGCTTCCGAAGCTTTAGATTCGTCAGAAATTCTCATTTTAATTACAGCATTGGCAGAATTTAATTCACTATCACCATTCGTTGTGTAGTCAGTACCAATTCTTATTGATTGGTCATTTCTTCCATTTAACGCCCAATCTCCCGGATATTGCTTAACAGGTCTTGGATTTTTATTATACACAAAGCCTTGCAAATAGGCATCTATATTATCTGGTACCAATGGCTTCACCGGTGCACTAAGACTTCCTTTGTTGGAAGCGTCTTTATCAATACCTAATACAATGTTATGTGTAGCTGAATTTCGTAAATTTAGTGGCTGAAAATAATATGTTTGTGCGCCGTAGTTGATAATAACAACTGTCTCTCCCACAATAGGATATGATCGAACTTGTGCGTCTAAAGGTTTTATCCACGCACCGGCAGCGGGTAAAATTGGAAAATCCTTTATAGATGCTTCAACCTTTATACAACCAATATGATTAACTGTTAGGCCTTTTTTATCTACAAGATCATCTTCATTATAAATTACCCTTTTAACAGAACCAACAATTGATTGCAATGATACTATTGCATTTTCGTCTATAAGCCACTGAGCAATTTCATTTATTCTACGCTCATCAGCTGTATTTCTATTTAATTCTAGCTGCTTTTGTTTATTTGCACCAAGCTTATCAGCGTAAACTAGATCGTGATTAATCGGCACCAGCTAACTCCTTCTAGTACTATGTTATGTTTAAATTTATATCGTCTACTTCTTTTTGTAAATCTTTTGTGGCATCTTCTAATTTGCCAATAATTTGTTCCTTTTCAATATCAGACAAGCCAAACTCACCATCTGCAGACTTAGACTCTGTTTGAATAACCCTTTGTACAACAGCTGATAGCTTTACTAATACTTCATCATTTCTTATATTCGCTTCCATATAATCACTAATCATAGGAAATAATTGAATAGCAGAATTTGCATCTTTTATATAAACCATCAACTCCTGTATTAAAGATTCTATTTGAATCTTATTGCGGTCAGAGTTGTGATTGATCTTTTTGAAAAGATCAGATAGAGAAGTTCCCTTAAATAATTCATAATCAGCAGACATAAAAACATCCTTTGATTATAAATATAGAGAACTATGAATTTAATCGTTTAGAATCGGCAATAAATATATCACCCTCAGATTCCCATTTACCATATAAATTTTTGTAATGACCCCTCATAACATTTAGTACCCTTGTTATGTGTTGAGTCTGGTAACCTGAAATTTCTCTAAGTAAAATATATAATGCTTTTTTATTAAAAATCTCAATTGATCCTACACGATCCATCAATTCTATAATAGAAAAGGCAATTGTGACATCACGCTCCTTTTTAAATACTAGATTAATATTCTCTTCCCAATAAGAAACAACAGCATTAAAAAACGCCCTATGTTCATCATTCTCTAAAAAAGATTCGTTATAAGATGTATTTTTTACATCCTTATGTTTAAGATCTAAAACATCATTATGTGTTTTCATTTTTTTATAGTTGTTGTTATTATGACATATCAACCAATTCTTAACGACAACGCTAAAATAGCTAAATGCTTTTCCTTTGCCTTGTTGATATTTTCCTAATCTTGTTATCATAAAAGAAATTACTTCATGCTTTACATCCTCTAGTGGAATATCAAAATAATAAAATTTAAATGTATGAATTATATTCTCAACTAATTTTTCAAATGGTTTTCTCAAAGATGCATTATAAATTTGATTTTTAATACGATAATCATCTGTGTTGTTATAAGCAATAATTGCTTCTTCAGTTTCTCCAGTAAAGTACATTCTTGTTTTTGACGGTTTACGCGGCATCTTGTTGTTCCTCTGTTATGTTTTCTAATTTATTTAAAGTCTCTTCTAATGCTTTGAATATTGATCCAACCTCATCATCTGATTCAAATGCACCTATTGCATCTAAGTCTTTCATTTCTTGTAATGTATTTTGTATTTGTACATATGTCGCATCAATCCATTGTTCAAGTCTATCACACTTAGTGTATAGGTTCACTATGATGTATAACTGAACAATAGAAATTACACAAAATACTATTGCTGCTATTTCAATTATCATGAGAATAAATCCTTTAACTTATCTGTATCTAAATCTTTTACCAGTTCCTCTTCCTTAGATTCACCTTTCATATATTTTGGGAAATCAATTCTAGAATCCCCTGACAACATAAACTTTTCCTTTTCCTGTCGTGCTGCTGATGCGTCTGCATAATGAATGATGTGTGGCAAGTTTGTTTTCATTGCCTTCCATTCTGCACCCTCCATATAATAGGACTTATTTGCTTCTTCATATAACCCGTCAGCTAATCTAAGTCCTAAGTATTCTGATTCTGACATATCAATTTTAAATTTATTAAGAATCCAAATTGCCCTATCAGTTACTGTCATATAATGAATTGCAGGATTATGCACATAATATTGTTGCAACTTTTTTGCTCGCCATTCATCAGTATTAGTTAGATAATAATCTTCATCCATATCACCTACCTTACCCAAGTCATGAAACAATGCAGCAAATACTACTGATTCTTCTGTAATGTCATCAACAAACATATCCTGTGACTTGAACAATTCATAATAAGATTTTGACCATCCTATAATATTGAGTACATGAGCAACATAACCACCTGGAAAAGCATTATGAAACCAGCCTGTACCTGAAGCAGGTGCTAGAATCATTCTCTCTTTAAAATGATCATGTAACTCTTTTATTTTTTCTAATCTCTCACCATCAAATGTTTCATCGATAATCTCTTGTAACTTATCCCAGTTCTCACTGATTTGTTCTGCAGTTAATCTCATGCATTCTCCTGTGCCCATGGCATTTTTATAATATAACAACCTTCAAACTTATAAGGTTGAACATGTTTTGACTCTAAAATATCTACTACATTTACCCACTTAGGATTCATAGTATCTCGAACCTGATAAATTCCATCCTTTTCATCAGCCCCTTTAAGTAAAATATAATCACCATAATCAAATGGGCCTCCCCATCTTTTCAATAAATTTCTAGAAAGTGCAACAAACTTATAATTTGATGCTTTATCTATTCTAATTTTTGTACCATCTGCTGTGATGTCGGGCGTCTTATCTGTTTGTGGAAAGATTGGTTGATACATAGTTACATCTACTTCAATTCCATATTGATAAAATTCATCCAGTTGATATTGTAGATTCTGTTTTTCACTTACCAGTGTCTCATAATGAGTGTGATAAATTTCTCTATGCTTTTTCATAAAATAAGTAGATACGTAACCATTCATTACAGTGATAAAGATAATTAACAATATGTACTTTTGTTGATTTAGCATGGCGTGCTCCTTTTGATTAATAGAATCTAATAACATTTTGGTATACGCGTAAAGGCTTTTTTTCATTTATTTTTTGTGGACCCGGGGAGATTCGAACTCCCGTCCGGCCTGCTATTAACAATGAGTCGTTACAGCTTAGACGGTTTCCATTGGTAGAAACTGCCAAACAACCATGCGAATTCCTTTTGCTCAGAACATATTCCTTAACTGGCTTTTAGTTATACTCCAAATCACCAACGAGTTTGTGTTCAACTTATTTTATGCTCGGGTGTTGAACAACCCAAGAACTTAAGCAGCGTATGCGTAAGTTGGCTGGTGAGCCAGCTCAGCGCCAATATATGGTGCTGAATCAGTATCGGCCATATGCCAATCTATCACCAACCCGTCTAGCGAATTATCGCCATATTGGTTTTGTGAGTCTTTTTTCACGAGACCTACTCAATCTCTGCTGCACTCATTTGTCAAAAAACACCCGTCGATTTCCATACGGGCCCATATCTTTTAATTTTTAATTATCCCAGCCTTCTGACCACTGGCTAATATCTTCATCTGTAACTCTTAAATCTTCTAATAGTAACTCAACTGCTGCCCAATCTTTGTCCGATATTGCAGCTTCTAAACGCATAATTATTTCTTCAACTGAAAGCATATGACTTACTCCTCTCTTAGTTGAAGCTAAATATGGATAATCTACTAAATTTAAACTAGTTGCTGACGTATTTTTAGGGTCAGCAGCCCACGGTAATATAACTTTCATTTTAAGCCTCCGCTAATTGGTAACTTAATTTTACTTTATCATTTGGTATTGATTTTGACATTGCATAATCATATATCAATGCAACAAAAACCTCATGTGCAGTCTCATCAACAGACAACTCTTTACCATCTGTCAATGCATTGAACATTTCTTTATTTGTTCTATAAAAATAATTTATCTCAAAACATAGTGATTCGAAATCTAATATTCCTGGTTCACCTTGAAGATTATTTTCTAGTATAGATTGCTTCATGTTCTACTTATTTTCCATTTTATTTAAAATATTTTGTCTAGCAATTCTATTAGTTTCTGATTGTTTAACTTTTGCTTTTCTAATTTTTGTAATTCCTTTTCCGTTTATCGTTGGCATACCGTGATCATCAACACCAATATCCTTTACGACAATTTTTTTATTTTTCCACTTACCGGTGAGTATCTCATCACCAATATCAATATCTATTTTAATCATTATACTTCCCTATACATTGATTCAGTATTCTTTTTTAATTCTTCAATTTCCACATCCATCCTCTTGAGTGTATCCTTAAGATTACTAACTGGAATTCGCTTTGAGACAAGCGCAACATGTTTTCTATCTTCTTTTCTAGATCCAAAAATAAATGAAGCTACAGGAAAATCTACTTGCTCAAAGTCTAATTGAGCATACCACGGTTCTGCTTTTCCTGACTCAAACCCAAGCGTTCTTGCTTCTCCGCCAGGTAACCATCCAGTGTCTGGCTCACCACCATCTGCACCATAGCCTGCATTATTAGATACTTCAAAAAGTTTCTTCATATTATTAAATATCTTTTTCTTTACTTTCTAGCTCTTCAAGTGATATATCAGACATTTTCATAATTTTTAATTTTTCTTCTTCTAACTTTGCTATCCACTCTGCTAATAGATCTATGATTTTATTCTTTGTTACATCATGATCATCATTATCTAAAATTCTATCAACCCATTTTTTATACATAGACAAGTAACCTGACAACCACATTGCTATTTCTTGCCTTTCTTCTGGCCATGATTTTCTCATTTAATACTCCATTTTATTTATTAAATATGAAAAATAATTTATACTTCAATGCTCTTATCTTAAACAGTATAGCAATAAATACACTTAAAACTTTATCTAAAGCAACATTTTTTGTTGTGTACTCTATTCTGTTAGTAATGTTACAGCCCTTATTTGATTTAATAATGCTGTATCTGTTTGTCCAAAGCTTTATGCCAAAAGGTAAATTATTTTCATTAATTATGTGGAAGTAATATAAAGATTCAGTTGAGTTGCACATTGCAACTTTAAAATGATATGTTTGAAAGAACCATGTATAAATACTAATTTTTGCTCTTCGTCTTATGCCCTTAAACTTCATAACACCGCACCCAAAAGGCAAAAGTCTATTCATAAGCTTAGAGTCAGGATCAGTAAAAGCATCTCTAACAGCTTGTAATGGTACACTAACTGTAGAATTAAATTCCATCTATCTCAGTTTCTCGTTCACTTGCAACTTCAATTTCATCATCATATTCAGTATAGCAACCTTTAGATTTTAATGAAATAACAATAAGGTTTGTTATAGTTTCTCTTGCTGCCTTAGATGCTAAATTTATCTGTGAATCTTTGCAATCATCTAAGACTCCCATTATAATATTTTTCATTTTCCTTGACCTCTATTTCTTTTTTTAAATCGCTTACTACCGACCCTTGTACTAAATTTTGTTCCTCTACCTTGTCCTTGTCTAGTTCTCTTTCTAGCGCTAGTTGGCCCTATTGTTCCTCCTACTGCTTTTGCCATTACATTACCTTATCCCATGTTAACTTTTTGTTTTTTATATAAGCTTCTTTTGTTAACTTATCCTCGTCTGTATTCCATATTGCCTTAACTAACAAATCGTTTAGTGGTTTATTTTCATTACCAAATCTTGCATCCATCTCCCACAATACATACAATGTTGTATTAAGAGTTTGTGCAACTTCTTTCAATATCAAATAATCTTCTGATAAATTAATATCACCATAGAAAACCTTGCCTACATTTGGCATTAAAACATTTGCATTATATACTACTAAATCATCAACATGATTATTGCTGTAATCTAATTTTGATCCCAACATTCTTCCATCATACCAATCATACGCAGCAAAATGCTTTTGTATTTCAATAACGTCTGTAGAAGGTGCAAAATCACTTGGATACTTTCCTTCTAGTTCGATACTCTTAAATGTCATTTTCTTTCTCCTTTATAATAACCATTGTGCAAATTTATAAATTCCATACCAAAACCCAACGCATATTGTGGGTATTAAAATTAACCAAACAAAAACGTTTGACCAATCTGGTTTTACTTTATTTTTCATTTTTCTTGTTCCTCTCGGCTCCAAAAATCTTTTCCCAATTTTCAGCATACTTTGATTGACTTCCGCGTCTTTTATCACCCTTACCAGCATCAGAATATTTTTTTGTTACCTTTGGTTCCTCTTTTTTTTGTGAAGATTTTTTATCACTCATAGACAACACTTTTTATATTTCTTACCACTACCACAATGACAAGGTTCGTTACGACCAGCTTTCTTTTTACTTACTATTGGTTCTGGTTTATTTTCTCTGTCCATAATAGTTTTACCGTTTAGGTGATCAATCTCATGTTGAATGCAAACTGCTTCTAATATTCTTTGTTCTTGATCTTGCTTGTGTCTATCTTTTTCCCACGATCCTTTACCTTCTTCACCACTTTCTTCTCCGCTAAAATACCAACCACTTTCTTCTTGTTCAGTTTTTATTATTACATTTTTATATCGTTTAGTGTGAACACCTTTTTTTGGAAATGATAAACAACCTTCATAATAATCTATCTCATCCCATTGTTCTTCAATGACAGGATTAATTAAAATAATCGGCTCCCGAACATTAACCACAGCAACAGAAGCATCAATCCCAACTTGATTAGCAGCAAGACCAATGCCATCCTTCCGCTCTGCGAGGATAGTGAATAAATCTTTCGCAATATGTAGTCCTTCATCTACTGATACCTTTCGTAGTTTTTTGTTAATGACTGGATTGTCATTCTTAAAACAATCTATTACTTCATGTTGATGATATGAAAATCTAGTCAAGTGCTATAATACCTCTTGTAAGCTCCCTAAAGATAAGCCAGCCTTTTCAATATACAGCTTTGCGTCTTCTTTATCTTTAGCCATGAAGGTGTATCCTTCAGTGGTTGTCCATTTCTTGTAGTTATCAAACTGACCTACTTTCTTTTTTGTCTTAGACAATGTGAATCTCCTTACCAAGTTTTTCTGCGTACCCTATTGTATTTTCAGTTCCACCTTTTCTATCAGGTGCCACGAATGCGTAAAGTACATCCACATTCTCTGCAATTTTTTTATTTCTAGCGTAATAAGCTTTTGTAAATTCATATCGTGGACTACCACTCGGTGGTAATTCAGGAAGATATTCAACTATCTTTAATCCTTTTAATTTGGCATGTTCTGTTGCCCATTTATCTGGGCCTTTGCAACCACCTGATATGACAACAGTATTCTCTGAGAACGTTTCTACAAGTTCCCAAATATTCCAGTAGTCTCGTCTACGACGACTTCCTACTATCCCTATGGACTTCATGAGCATAACCTTTTTTAATTAATTTTTCCACACCTTGTAACTTAGGTTCTACCCCATAGATAACACCATAACAATCTAAACATAATTGTCCAGCACCTTCTACATAACCAAGTCTAAAATCTATATGAGTTTCTTTATCATATAGAGAATTTTGTTTACAATTAATACACTTGTCTTTCATTACTTAACCTTGTGATCTAAAAAATCTTTTTGTTTTTTAATTGCTTTTTTTATTTCTTTCTTTTCTGCAGCAATCTTTAATAGCTTCTTTTTTTCTGCTAATAGTCTTTTTTCTTTATTAGCTTTTTGTTTTTCCTTAATAGCAGCAACATCTGTAATTGGTCTACTACCTTTTAATTCTGGCTGCTCCACACCTTTGTGGTAGACGTTTTGTTCTTTATCCACAAATTCACTCATCCATCTCCACCCACGAGGTTTTCCAGTTGATATATATGTTCCACCTGTAACCCCAAATAATTTTAATTTTTCTTTTTCACTTAGTAAATTTATGCACTTACATATAACACATCTAGAACAAGTTACGCCTGTTGCAGAATCATCAACACGCTCTTCATGACCACACCCTGGTGTGATACACAGTGCCATTATTAATGTTGTATCAGGATCGAAATCCCTTTTTGATTTAACTGATCTTTTTCTTCCCATAAAATATTAGTTGTAAATTTTTATTAAGTATTGCTAAGGCAATTGCTATAACACAATCCTCGTAAGGTAGCGCATCTGGATAATAGAAGTTCCATAAAACTATTAGTAAAAACCAAATTACCCAAGATAAGTATTGTCTCATAATGATTTTCCATATTAGAACTTAACAACGTTTTGCTATACGCGTAAAGGTTTTTTTTTAATTATTTTAATCCAGACCAATTCCGCCCTTTTCTAGTTCATTTAAACTATCATCTATTTCTTTAGATTCGTCTGTTTGTAGATTCTTGTCTTTGTAAAACTCCCACCATTTTTGTGAAGATTCTTTATCTAAATCAGAAATATTCGCTTCAGTCCAATCTCCACTTTCTTCTTCTTTCTTTCCTGATGCTAATTCAAATGCCATATTAGCCGCAATGACAAGGGATACAGCTAATGGGTCAAATACAAATATTAGTATGAATATAAACCACTTAACAACATTATCTATTTCAGTATTAAATACTCTAGCTAAATAAATAGCTGGACCAACATCTACGCCTGTTTCAACTAATGCTGTTTTTAAATCACCAATCTCTTGTTTAGTGTCCAATGTTGCCTGATTAATATCGTTAATCTGCGGTTGATATTCATCTCTTAACTTACTTTTTGCAGTTCTATAATTTTCAGGTAGTTCTGATATTGCTCTTTTTAATTCATCTTTTAAAAATTGCTTATCCTCTGCTAATTGCTTAAGTTTATCTTCTTTGAACATTAGTATAGTAGATTGTTTTTCAAATACCGTTGTTGCGCCCTGGTAGGCATTAGATAGATAACCAAATATCCCAGCTGACGTTATTAGAATTAGAATAATTGTGCCGACGAGCAAATAGTTCTTCAGAAACGTGGGCACTTTGTCCCAGTATCTATAAAGAAAAGACGCTGTTACTAACTTTGCAAACTCAAGGCTTCCTGCCATGATTACTACAGACGACTGTGCGCCGGCAAATAATTTTGATAGACCAAATACAGAAAAGAAGGCTGCACTAAATGCTACTAATCCAGCACTTAAAGCAACAATATATGGAAATAATTTCGAAGTTTTATTCATGATATTAAATATCTGTATATTCTGCAGTGATTACCTTATTACAAAAGTAATACTCGTCACCATTTCTCAATACATTATCAGCATTCCACCGTTGTTTCCACACTTCTATCCCTTCTTTACTAACTGAGGAGACTTTCATTTTTCCTCTTAGAGTATACCTGTCATCTCCGACACTAATTATTTTCACTTAAATATTTTTTATATAAAGTGTCAATATCTTTTTTTGTATGTTGCGAATCTTGTTTTTTAAAAGCCTTATCACGTGACATGTAAGTTAATGGAACATCAGCTAATGATGGTGGTCTTCCCCACTCATCACACATTACAGTTTGATTTAACCACTGTTTTTTTGTTAACGGCACATTTGCCTCCTATTAAAATTTATAAAATAGGGCTCTGTCGTTTTTTAAGTCGTTATATAGTGGAGACTAAAAATCGGTTGAGCCTTAGCTCCGAACCCTATTTTATTTATTCTGTAACTAACCTATGATATTTTCACAAAGGTTCTTTTTGGTTTTTCAGGTTCTATCTTTGGTATATCAATAGACAAAATACCATCTTTAAACCTGGCTTTGATATTGTCACCGTCTAAAGATTCACCTAGCGTAAACCTACGCTCGAAAGCTGAGTGCTTGAGTTCCTTACGAATTACAGTCGCACCTTCTTCCATAGCTCTTCCTATAGCACCGTGTTTTGTACCCTTTATTGTCAATACTCCGTCTTCAACATCAACTGTAAGATCTTCTTTTGCAATACCTGGGATTTCAGCAACTACGCCAACTAAATCATCTTTCTCGTATACGTTGACTTTTGGATATGCAGAACCTTCAAAAGGTTTTACACCAACTTCGCTCATAAAATCTGGGAAGTTGTTTTCAAATAACCTATCAAATAGGTGATCGAAAGGGGTTAAAAAGTTTTCTCTTGAAATTGTTGGAAAACCTTGTTTTCTGACTACTAAGCTCATTTTATTTCTCCTTTATTGTTATTCTATGAACTAACTTATGAGTACCCAACCAATATGGCGTACTCTAGTACTATACTGAAAAAACTGTGCCAAAGCTCTTTTTATGACAAATTGACACCGCCGTATGACAGTATGACATAACTATCTAAGTTCTATATTAAAACAATGGGCTACTTTTCTTACTAGTGGATCCCATTTATTATTATTAATTTTATCTAAAAGTCTAGCTGCTTCTGCTCTATTAACAGGTTTAGACACTACACCACTCTTCCACACTATAGATGGGGTATCACTTTTACTACATTCTTCTAGTATTTTTAAAACATCTTTAAATCCTAGATATGCTTGTAAATTAGGTGCTAAACCATTTGTCTGTTCTGCTAAAAGAAGAAATCTAGCGTAGCCTGATAATTGATTGTACTTCATCTATTATTCCTCAATGAGTCAAGTTGCATTTTATATTTCAACTCTTCTATTTCCTGATCTCTTTTCATTAATTCTATTTCAGCTGATATTGCTGTAATGTTTGTTTGCTTTTTCATTGCTTCTTCAAGATTTGTTATTCTATTTTCCATTGTAATCCAGCCGTAAATTCCTGCTCCAAGCAGAGAAAGCATATTAACAATAAATTTTATATTAGACATTAGCCCAATTTTTTTAACCTTCTGATTACTAATTACATCGTATATGTCTTGATATTCCATTACTTAACTGGTAAGTTTGCAAATTGTAGCATAATAATTGCTATAGCTAAAACTACTGATATAATTGTGTGCCACCCTGGTAATTCACCTAATATTACCCACGTCATTATTCCAAAGATTACTGTTCCAAAGCCAAAACCAATCATTCTAATATTCCATACTGCACCACCAAAATAATGATATGATAGTAATGCTGCCTTCCATAACATCCATCCAATTGGTATACCTAGCACAATTATAACCCAATCTTTCGATAGCCAATTATGCCAGCTACCAACCATAAACTGTCCTTGTATTTGAAACCACGCTATAACATTAGCAAAAAATAATAATGTAAATAATTCTACTAATGTATTCATATGCCCAGATAGTCCTCTGGATCATGATCACTTTCTTTATTAATTTTTTCCTCTCTATCTCTATTAGCTAAGTCAATTTTTTCCATTTCTTCATGTGTAAGACCATCACCAAATTCTGTATTATACGGATAATCTGGTTCATCATCCCAATTCATAGGCTTATCTTTGTCTGATTCATCTATGTCTTGTGCGATATCATCCCATTCAATAACATTACCTGTTATACTATAAGATACGTAATTAATAACTGATTTTAATAATTCTGCTAGATGATAAATTAAAGGTTTACGTTTAATGTCCTTACCTATAATTAAGGGTTTGCGCTTTTGAGACACTATAGCTTTACCTCTATGCCTATTTTACCTTTGTAAAATTCTTTACCTTGAAGCCTAGACACTTCACCTAAATTGTATAACCTAATTTTATCAGTTATTTTCCAACTGATTTTAAACTTATCTTCATATTCAAATGTAGTATTTTCTCCACTCTCGTCTGGTGGCATATAACCATCGAATGTAACTTCAATATCTACTTTTTCCCAGTATGTTTTCTTTTTAGATATACCAATAGATGCGAATGTTTCAAAGTTCTGACTAAATACATTTTCATCATCGTTACGACTAGTAAATCCGTAAGTAATATTTTTCCATTGTCTTCTCCAGTCCATCTTAAAGTATCGTACTTCTTGACTTTCTTTATTCATATACTCTGGTTTGAAATATACCTTACCGCCTTCTAACTTAGCCCAAAATAAATCATCTATGTAAAACTCACCAAGTTCTCGTTCCCATTGGCGATTGAAATAATAGTTGTTATGACTTATACCAACACTAACTTCATAGTCATCTGGGTTTGGTTGAACATTTGGTGTTCTTAACGCAAATGAACTAAATAACATTGCTCCCGCTAATAAACTATCTAATACCATTTTCACCTTCTGTATACTCAAGTAAGTTGTCTGCGTACCCTGTAATACTGTGATCTGATAGACCATCGAAGTAATCCTTATTCTTAAAGCCGCTCCATCTACCAGCTAGTCTGTCTAATGTTCTACGCCATATATTTGTGCCAAGCTCAACAGTACCTTTAGAGTTAATATAACGCAGCTCACCGTGGTGCCTATAGCCCCAATGGTAGAACGGCATCTTGGTTACATCATCAGAGTTATTAACAAACCTGTAGTGTGGTACGTCTAAGCTCTTCTTGAACGATTCGTTGCCTACTCGAGGTGAACCATACGTGTATAGTCCGTTAACATTCCATCCAGCCGTTTTCAATCTAGCCGCAACTATAGTAGCCATCGATGCTCCAAGTGAGTGACCAGTAACGATTAACTTTCTATCCTTACATTGCTTTAATACATAGTCTCGTATATGTGACCAAAGCTTATCAACTTCCTTTTCAAACCCCTTGTGCACTTTACCATAAGAATACTTAGCCTCTACAGAATCAACATTTAAATCGGCTTTAATATCGGACCATGATTTAACTTCCGTACCCCTGAATGATAATACGAACCATTCATTATCATATGCTGCATGAGCTTGTGCTCCACTCTTATCAAAGTACTTGTGTCTATTAAACCCTAAACCCTTATACAGTGGCTTAGCCTCCTTACCATTCATATAGGCAGCTTCCGAACACTTTGCCATTATCCAACCAAACGATTCTCTTTTTATTCCTTTATCCATTTACTTTCTCCGTGCTGTGGATTTTCTTTTTGCTTTGACATTTTTTGGTACTTTTTTTATTTGTTCTCTGCGTTCATTGCCTGATCTTTTGTCAACGACCATTGTTATAGTTCCCCAATGATCATTGTTATAGCCTATGAAAGATGTAACATCTTCAATTGCCTTCATGAACTTATCTATGCTCATTTTATTATCTCCTTTAAATATTGTATATATTATATATATCTTGTAAAAGTGCCTTATTTATGATTTTTATTAAGTCACTCTGATACCTTCTTCATAAACTGTTTTACAAACAGGAAACCTAAGTGAGTACTTGCCTGTCTTATCCTGCGACTCTTCAAAGTACTGTACAGTAATTTCCTTACCTATAATTAATTCAGGAAACATAAAGTATTTTTGTCTTTGACCTATTGTAAATCCTGAGCCAACTGATACTGGATTTCCCTTATGCTCAATAATGACATTAGTCATTGTCTCAATAGTTGCTTCTAATCCTGTGCCAGGATCTATAATACGAAATGGTCCGTACTCTACGTCCTGTACAACGTATTCCTCATCATGCATCTTCTTCACCTTGAGTAAATCGTTAGTTCTTTTACCCTTATACGGTGCATCTTTACGAATCATGATTCCTTCCCAACCGTTCTTAGTAGCAGATTCTAACAGTGCGTATACGTGATCTTCATCAATAACGGGTTGCATTGTTAATCCTACAATTCCTACGCTTGGAATATTCCATTCACATATATTAGCTAATCTGTCTTTAAAAGTAATGGTACTTTCGCCACTATCAAATGCTTCAATTGTTAGCATATCAAATATCTTTAATACAGGGCTTTCAATTGTGTGATCTTTACGACGAACCTCTTTGATGATCGATTGAAAATCTTCATCACCGTTTTCATCAACAATACATAGTTCACCGTCCAAGACAACATTGTCATAGACCATATTCTCTTTAAGCGCAGTTTTTAAATTATCTAATGTGTGGAATTCTTTACCTGATCTAGAGAAGAACTTTATATCGCCATCTTCAATACGAACAATAACACGAACACCATCAAGCTTACGTGACCAGAACCATTCATCATTCCAATCAATTCTATGCGCAACATCTTCAAATTTAGAAGCAAGTGCAACATTGAATGATGGAATCAAATCAGGCATAACACGATTAATTAATCTGGTATCAACGCGTGCCTTAAGGCTACGTTCGAATATAAGCTCTACTAGCCAGTGATACTCTAGAGGAAGCTGTGCTAAATAACCATTAACAGTACCGATTGCATCGTGTCCTGTAATACTTCTTTCTTTAAGCATATCTAATAATGTAAAAATATCACCAGTGTATTCTTGTACAAGATCAGATCTTTTCTTAATATTTTTCCATGACACAAAATACTGAAAATATGGGTTGTACATATAATGAAGCAAGGACTTAAGTTCAGAATTATTTCTAACAGGTTCTAAACATTCCATCTTGTCATTAGTAGAATTTGATGTCTGCAAGTTAATAACCAACTCCATCATATCTTCATAGAAGGGTGAATCTGAATGTTTATACTTCATTTAATTTTCCCCACATAAGTAAATCTGTTACTAATTTATCATCCATATCTGTCCACTCTAGGGTATCTTTTTGCCACCAGTAAAGCTCACCTGACATTGTATCATAAATTTCTACTATGTTTAGCTCATCATCTTCATCTTCAAATCGAATAGTAAAATTAGTAGGATACTCATCATTCTTAATTCTCCAATCTACATCATCTATGAAGCCACAATTTTTAATTAAGTCACCAAGCTTGACATCCCTAATTCTTTCTTTACTATCATTGTCAGAATAGCTTTCTCCAACAATGTAGTCATGTGATAAAATTACTTCTTTCATACTAATCTAAAAACATATCCCCTACTTCAATATCATCATAATCAGAAATCTCATCTAAGCCATCTGAAGTATTCTCAATATCACCTACTAAGTATGCAAGATAGTTGTCATCAGGACCGGTACTCACCCAATTAGTTTTTCTATCATCCTCGCCAACAGTAATTTTAACTGTTGTGCCATCGTTCTGCATATCAAGCAATGCTTGCATAGCAGCACTATTTTTCTTACCCTTAGTCATTAAGATAACCTCAACATTGTTGCAGGAACATTATATCTCATTGACCCATCAAGAATATCAACTTCGATATATTTTCTTTTTACTTTAAAAACCACGCCCGGCTCTGTACGACCATTATTTTCAAAAGTGACATTATCACCTTTAACAAATGATTTGGCAGCAGCTGCACCTAAAGCTTGTCTACGTCTTTTGATAACACCGATTAATGTGTTAATCTCATCAGTGTTCATAGAGTTGATTTTTTTAATTATGTTATTCATTTATGTAACCTCTTGTTGTATTTGTTATTAGAATATAGGCATTCTGCGCTTAAGATGAAAGGACTATTTTCACTTTTTTTCACTTTTTTTCATATAATGCTAAGTAACTTTTAAAACGTTTAACTATAGATTTAGCTATTATATTGCGCGCTTTATCGTCTTCCCACTTGGCACGTTGATGTGCTTGTAGGGATGTCTCTATTATATCTTGTAGTTTAGCTAAATGCTCTTGTTTCATAATACCATTCCGGCGGATATTACTAATCCTATCGCTAGCCAAACTATAATTGACCACCATTTAGGCATTAAATCTTTATAGTTCTTTTGTTGTGATTTAAGCAAACGTTTCTTTTCTAATTCTAATGACATTCCATGAATCCAATTCATTGGTCGTTGTGCAGGTGTCACAAAACCTTTTGTTCTTCCTTTATCTTTATGTCTCTTCATTGCATTTCTCCTTTACCACGTCCATCCCATTACTATAAAATGAAAGAAGACGTATCCTAATAGTGCGATTAAAAACATCTTAAAATACTCCCCTCTTTCATCAGCAGCTGTAAATGAAATCTTACCCCTCGTATACTTGTCCTCTCTTGTTACTCTCTTTTTCCCATACCAGTTTCTAGCCATTATTATAAACCAAACCTTTCTTTATCTGCATTGAAGTTTTGAAGTACTTCTGCAGCTGTTAATTCTTTGTCATATATCCTTGCTGCGCCAATTGAGTTGTCACCCATATATTGTCCAGTGTTTCTACCATCTGACCATGCAAAGGTTAGGTCTTTATTGTTTGTTTTTAATGAACCGTTGTGAGTGTAATTATCAATATTATTTGTGCCCTGGTGTGCTAACTCTCCGTTGAAGTAAACTTTATGATTATTAGTACCGTTAGTACCATCGAATGTTGCAGTCAAGAGTGCCCAGTCTGTTAAGTCGTGTTCATACGATCCATGATATGCTGTCTCGCCTGGGGCTGTGCCATACAACATATTAATAAGACGATACTCATTATTGGTTGATGGAGATTGTGCCCATGTATGTCTATAAGTAAGGCCGCTTGTAGTATTAGAACTATGACCAGCTGCTATTGTCCAAGCAAATGATGCAATAGAAGAATCGCTACCGTTAGTATGAATTTTCCCCTTACAGAATATAGTATCATTTGCAGTTGGATTATCAGACTTTACCCAGACCTCATTGGACATTGCACCTGTTATATCTAGATCAGTTGTTCCTGATTCGACATGAGCTGCATAGTCATTTGATCCATCAAATATCATGATACCACCATTGGTACTTGCATCGTATGTTGGGCCTCCGCTAAGCGGTGACATTGTCATATCAAAATCACCTGCTAAATCATAAATATCTGTTCCACTTCCTGGATAGCTTCCTGCTCCATCTTTAAAATCGTATGATGCTACTAAGTTAGTTTTAACATATTCAACTTCTCGATCAGCGCTATACGGTCCGTAATGTACAGCCATATCTATGCCTCGTACCTATGATTGTTTGTTTGTTCTATTGTTATTAACATATATTCCCTTAAGGATGTATTATCGAATGACCATTATTTGTAGTCATAGTACATTCTGGACCACCGCTACCTGCTAAATAATTAAAATTAGAAATGTCATTAAGCTCTGTACTTGTCGCTATAGTTTGAGCGCTTAAACCAGTAAAGTCTCCACCATCATAATAGTAGCCAGCGAATGTAGATGTGTAATCTCCTGAAGCAGTACCTGGATCCGTTAATGGAGTACCACTATTATAAAGTGCAGTTATGGCGGCTAATGTTAATATTCCACCATTCCAGTAATGAATACCAGCCACGATACCAATCGGGCCTGCAAAATTATAAGCTCCAAAAGCCGAGGCACTATCATAACTGCTCACATACTGCCCTGAAGCATTTGTATAACCACCACCTCCAGGATTGGCAATTCCATCACCATCAGACATACCAGAAGTTAAATTTGTTACAGTATTCCCACCTTCACATAAATACATTGAAGTATTAGATAAGATACTTGAATTAAAAGCAGAACATTGAACAACAATCATATAGTTTTTACCTGTTACAACAGTACCGGTAGCAGTTGTCCATGTTATGGCGCCGGAACCTTGTGGTATAAGTGTTAATTCTACAGAACCATTAGCTTTAATTTTTACAGTATGTTGTCCGGTATCGGAACGATTATTCCTCATAAGTAAAGCATCATTAGCTAAACTAGTTAGATGAAATGCACACATGAAAGATTTTAGATGATCGGCAAATTTGGAATACTTTTGGACATTTGAGTTATGTTGCTTCATCCCTGTGGCTAAATAGCTAGTATTTGATGCTGTTGATCCAAGCCCTACCCATTTTGTTTCAGCTACAGCTCTGTCGGCGCTATATGGACCGTGATGAATAGCCATTATATTCCAAACCTATGTCTGTGTGCGTTAAAATTAGATTGTATCTCAGCTAGCGTCAACGGCCTATTATAAGCTCTTATTAGTGCTATATCTCCAGCCCAATCGCCGTAACCCATCTCACCTGCTTGCTGCATCCCTAGCCACACAGTTGATTTAGTGCTTGTTAGTCCAGTGTGTTCTAAGACACTGTTTAAATAAATCCTTCCTTGCTTTGCTGTGTAAGTAATAACTACATGAGAGAATAAGGTACTGCTAACTGTTCCTGACCAGACTGCAATTGGGGGCATATAGCTATTACCGTGCTCATAGATGCTTATGCCGTTTGTCCCTAACGAGATGCCTATGCCAGAGTTAGAACCTCCGTGATACGGATACCACATGTATTTCTGTCCACTTGTTCCCGTAGTGCTACTATTACTTTGAGTATCTATCTCATGTGTTGTTGTTGGCTTACACCAGAACTCTATAGTGAAATTATCTGCGTATGCTGTCCACTTATGTGCAGTAAAGTCTATCTCATCGTCATTACCGTCGAACGTGTAGTAGCCATTGTTATTACTGCTGTATGTTGGACCACCGCCACCGATAAGATCACCATGACTAGAACCAACTATGTCATCCCAATTTGTGATTCTTCCTGGATAGCTGTTCTGATCCGCAGCATCTACGCCGAATACTAAACCATCCCTTACAATACCTGAAGTTCCTCCGTATCCAGCCATCTAATTATACTCCGGTACTATCTCATAGTCACCATCTATGACTAAGAACTTTAGTATCCACTTCATGTCTTCGCCTTCATCCCATTCTTCATACCCTGCTAGTTTGCATGTATCTGTTGTGAGATTCTCGACAACCCTATCCATTTGTTCTTCCTTCTCACATATCACAAATATCTCATCTCCGTTAGTTCTTACCATAACAGCGTTATCTGGTCTATTGTATGTTATGTTATCTTTCATGCCTCTGCATCTGGCTTGTCTATTGGCCACTCAGATTCTGGCCAATCTTCTGGTCTCCATTGAGGTTGCATGCCTTTACGTAGAACAAAGAATACGTGCTCTAGTTCTTCTAACGTAGGATCACTAATACTTAATTCCTCTACATCTGCTAACGGCTCATTCTTTTTGTTTTCTAAGTCTTGTTGAATACTCTCTTTTTCCATATTCAACTTAATCACTCGCCAGCGATTCGAAATTTTTCCCAATATATACCCACCAAGCAGTAAAAGTGCCGGTGTAATCAACTCATTATAATTCATAACTATCTCCTTACCAATACATATCTATTAAATCTATTTCCTTTTAATCCTGTATTTAACATCTCCGCGTGGCTGTTTCTCCCAAGGTTCCTCCATGCCCTCGCTGATAGATATATTCCTAAGCGCACGCTCTAGAGACGTGGAGTCTCCGTCCATATACGCTACATCATGTATCTTACCGTGTATCTCCATCTGTTCTACCTTTATCTTCGGGTCTGGGAATAGGTATACTTCTATAAACACAGATCGTCCCTGCTTCAGGGCCTCTTGTATCTGCTCTCGTACGAACATATCGTTGCCGTAGTTGTGGCCTCTATAGTCGTTCATACGTCCTCTAACGTGTCTGCTTGCGCCCCACTTCATCAGCTCATCGTCGACGTATATTCCGTATACTGCAGCACCATCTTTTTTTAGATCATGCTGGCCCATGTCTACACCATACTTGTATCTGTTGTTTAGTGTTGGATATATCCTCTGTACTTTGATCATTTCCAATTTGCCTTATCGTTTTTTAGTACGCTAGTGTACCCTTGTAATCGACCACACTTCTTGCAACAATCTATCGATATCGATTCTACTGAACTGTAGGTCGTTAGTGACTTCTCAGCATGTTCTTCCATTAGCTCTTTATCAGCCGGATTATTCTTGTTTAGTACATGTCTATCTATTGACTGTTCACAACATTCTGTATATAGTGCTGCTGCTTCTTTGCCTGTGTGCTTCTTCTTAAAGTAGTTCCTATCAACTTTCATTCTGGTGGTCCTCTCTGTATATTATAGGCTTACATGACTTTGATCTTAAGTACTCTAGTATATTGTTACACGTCTTCATATGCTCCTTCGCAAGTTGCTCTATATGTCTAAACTTATCTAGCTCTAGCATGAATGCCATAGCTTCTTGTGGTGGGATAACGTTATCTACTCCCATCTCTCTACATAACTTAAATAGCCAGTCTACTTTCATGTTCTTGCCCACATCGAATGAGGACATGTATGAATCATTTAATTGTATCGCTTGCTTCACTGATTAGGCTTGAGATAGTCCTGTGTCTCCTCACTATCTGTATTCTCCCACGGATAGACGATCCAATCGTCAGTGCCCTTGTGGTTAACCCAATGTGTAGGTTCAACGACACTATCCTCTATATTATAGTCTATAGTAGCGAACGTAGCTGTATCGTACACGCGCTTAAGACGCTCAATAGTATGACCTGTATCTGCTATATCATCGACAATAAGCAGACCATCCCCACCACGACCAACATCAAGACTTGTAAGATAGGGTATACCGAGACGGTGGCTGAGTATAACAGCAAGTATAACACCTCCACGCGGCACCCCATAGATGCCAACAAACTCCCCACCACAGACACTGTCGCTCTCTTTAATTCTTTCAGATAACTCATTAACACACTCATCTATCTCCTCCCAGCTGTAGTATATGCGATTACTCATCTATTAGTCTCCCTTATCTTATAACCACGGCGTACCGTTGAATGGTATTCTAATCAAGTAATATGATTGACCATCTATTTTAAATATTTCATTACTACGCTCTGGGTTAATGACCTCAAAATTAATCCTTTCATACAGT